GTTTGCGTGACGGCGCCAATTTGGTACTTCCTGATGTACACGATGTTGAGCGCGATTCATCCTGATCGCTTGAGCTGGTTTTTGTTTTGGGTTTATGTGCCGGTAGGACTGCTGTTGTCTGCTCTTCAAGTGGCAGTGGGCGCAAACGACAAGAAGTAACTGCGGGAGTGAGCGTGTATTAGCTTCTGGAGGAAATATGCAACCGACCGGCAACACAATCAAAAAGTCGGAGTTAGGCGAAGCGCAAAAGCTTTTGGCTTATTGGCAGCGCGAACTGCGGCTGGATCAGTGGAAGATTGAGATCGGATTGCTGGCAGCGCCGGAAGAAACGGATGGAACGCAGAGCCAAAGCATTATGAAGAAATACCAACGGGCCACAATAATCCTTATCCATCCGACGGACAAAACGAATTGGGAGTATGTGCGCGAGAATCTGCAAGAAGTGGCGATAGTACGCGAACTGCTGCGCATAAATGAAACTCCCTGGCATGGTCATCCCGATGTAATCAAGGTGCTTGATGAAGATGATTGGTTGAAGCAGTTGCATGAGAATTCGCTGAATATTGTGGCTGAAGCGCTGGTGCGGGTGCGCCGGGGAGAACGCAGATAATGTATCGAATTCTGGAGGGCGACGTGACGGAGCAATTGAAGACGCTGGCGGATGAGTCGGTGGACGCCATCGTGACCGACCCTCCGTATGGGCTGGAGTTCATGGGCAAAGACTGGGATGCGCCATGGAAGAGCGACCACCGGCAAGGATTCGACGGCACGATGCAGACGCCGGATAGCCCGTATGGCCGCAGCAAGGTGCGCAACGGCAATGGCGCCAGCTATGGAGCTGACGAGCATGTGATGCAAGCGCTTCAAAATTGGCATTTTGCTTGGGCCAGTGAAGCATTGCGCGTGCTGAAACCGGGCGGGTATCTGCTGGCGTTTGGTGGCAGTCGTACTTATCATCGGTTGGCTTGCGCCGTCGAGGATGCGGGCTTCGAAATTCGCGATCAGATTATGTGGATCTACGGGAGTGGCTTCCCTAAGTCACTGGATGTGAGCAAGGCAATCGACAAGGCGGCGGGTGCAGATCGGAAGGTCATTGGACCGCCGCCTTACCATCGCGGCAAGGCCCAGCAACAATACAGCGATACGCGCAAAGTCAGTTACGACTATCCGCCGCAACCAATTACCACACCGGCTACAGATGCCGCCATGCAATGGGCAGGCTGGGGCACGGCGTTGAAACCGGCACATGAACCAATAGTTGTTGCGCGTAAGCCGCTGGTGGGAACCGTGGCGGCCAATGTTCTGCAACACGGAACTGGGGCGCTGAATATCGATGCGTGCCGCGTGGAGTACGAGACGGTGGACGACGGCAATCTTGCGTTGAACCCACAGTTGCGGACGCACATCAACGGCGGCAACGGCGGAAACATCATTGCGCACGAGGAAAATCGCCGCGTTGTTATTCCAAATCAGCTTGGCCGCTGGCCAGCCAACGTGATCCATGACGGCAGCGACGAAGTGCTGGCGGCGTTTCCCGACGCGCCGGGGCAATGCGCAGACATTAAGTTCGATGCGGAAGAGCGGAAGACACAAAACATCTATGGCGTGATGAAGCGTGGCCAAGAACCGAGCGCCGAGCGTGTGTACAAAGATGCCGGTGGAACCGACTTTGCCATGAAGCCGGGCGCACGTCGACAGGATGCTGGTTCTGCGGCGCGGTTCTTCTATTGCGCTAAGGCCAGCAAAGAAGAACGCGAGGCTGGGTGCGCTGATCTTGCCGCACAGCCCTTGGCTTATGGCAATCAGGCGCAAGCGGAAGTGAAGCGCGGCAACCTGGACCACAAAGGCAACAGTGGCATGAACACCGTCAAAATGCGCGGCAACAACCATCCGACCGTGAAGCCCATTGCGTTAATGCGCTATCTGTGCCGGCTGGTGACGCCGCCGGGTGGTACGGTGCTGGATTGCTTTATGGGCTCGGGCTCGACGGGTATTGCGGCGCTGCAAGAAGGCTTCGATTTCATCGGCATTGAAGTGAACCCGGAGTATGTGGAGATTGCGCGTCGGCGGATCGAGGCGGATGCGCCGTTGTTCAATCAAGCGGAGGCGAGATGAAGGAACTGCGTGTTGGACAGCGAATTGTTGTTCGTGGAACCGGGGTTTTTGGCGGAAAACTGGACGAGCAATATGGCGTTGTCGTGCGCCTTCTGGAAAGAAGCAGACAGGGAGGCGCAATGGTTCGAATGGACCACAAGCTGCCAGCAGGTTTTCTTTATTGCGGTCGTGCCGAAAATGATCACGAAATTGATCTATATCCAGATGAATGCGAGGAGGCGCAGTGACGATTGCGATTGAAAAGAATGTGCCGCTGCCGGGAGTGCGTCCGCAGGCAGACAAGGTTGTGCCGGAATTGGCGCAGATGGAGATCCTGGACAGCATCTACATTCCCAATGCGCCAAACAGCTTATTTCCGTCGATTTCGAGTATCGAAATCGGCCTGTATGGGCTGCACACGGATAAGTTCTTTTTTTGCCAGTACGACAAGAGGGGAATGCGGATCTGGAGGGTGGAGTGAGCGAACGCAAAGCGTTCGCAGGGGTTGGGGATTAGGGATTAGGGGTTAGGGAACACTGAGGAGATGGGAAATGGCGACTATGATGCTTTGCTCCGCCGGGCCAGTATTGGTGCCGGGGATCGTGATGCAGGGTGAAGTCATGCCCCGCATGAGCTTGGACGAACAACTGAGAGAATGCGATCAAAACATCTGTGAGGCATGGGTCGGGCTGGTGAAGCGCTCCATGGTGATCGGCTGGGACGGCTACTTCATCAAACGCCACGACGGATGGCAGAGGCTGGGCTACGTCGACGAAAAGCACTACCGGGCTTCCAAGGGCATTGGCCGCTCGACCTGGTACAAGATGGTGGGCTTGGCGGAAAAATTCCCGATGTTGAGCAAAGAACAATTCCTGGCCATGACCATCGAAAACGCCGAGCAACTGGCGGCGGCTCCGCTCTCGACACGGGGAGACACGGCGCTGTTGCAGTCGGCGGCCACACTGACGGCCAAGGAATTCGAAGGCGAACTGGTGCGGGTGGCCGCGATTACCCAGGGCAAGCCGGTGGCCGAGGTCTACGTCACGATCAAGTGGCGCATCAAGCAGGCGCAACGCGAAGTGATCGAACGCGGGTTGGAAGACTGGCAGCAGGAGCACGGCATTGACGATCCGGGCTACGCGCTGGAGCTGATGATTGCGGAATACCACGACCGGCCGACGCTGGTGGGCTTTATGACCGAAGCGATTCCCCGGCTTACGCGCGCGGTGACGGAAGCGCACAGTGTGGAGGATCTGGAAGAACTGCGCAAGCTGTTTGCGGCTCACCTTCAGGAGATGGGCGAAGTTCTGAAGATGTGCTGCGGCGCAGGCGGCGACGACGAGGACGCAGCGTAAAAGGAGGTGCGGACAATGTGTACTGCATTGCTTCCATTTGGTGAAGAAACAAGTGCGCCGGTTACGATGAGTAGCCGCGAAATCGCAGAGTTGACAGGGAAAGAGCACCGGACTGTTTTGCTTGATATTCGCGTGATGCTTTGTGACCTTTATCCGAAGTCTGGGGTCAATCCGAGCTTCTTTTCCTATCTCGAAAAGAGCCGCGTAAGCTCTTTAGAATCAATAGCAGATTACCATGCTATTGCAAAGAAAGGAGTTAAGCTCCATCTCGATAACCTTGGCGATCTTGCGGAAATCCTGCTGCCGAAGAGAGAAACGCTTGTCCTAATCTCCGGCTACCGGGTCGATCTACGCGCCAGGATCATCGACCGCTGGCAGGAGCTGGAAGCAAAGCAGATTGAGCCGAAAATCCCCGATTTTACCAAGCCGGCAATCGCCGCTCGCGCTTGGGCTGACGAATATGAACGGGCGCAACGGCTGGCTTTGGAGAGCGCAGCGCTTACGCAGCAGAATGCGATCCTCAAGCCCAAAGCGTTTGTGGCGGACATGATTGCAAACACGGCTGGCTTGCTGACGATGAATGAAGTCGCCAAACCGCTGGATTTGCTCACCATCGGGAAAAATCGGCTCTTTGAAATTCTGCGGCAGGAAAAGATTTTGCAGCGGAACTCGAAAGACAGAATGATTCACAACACGCCGTACCAACGGTACATCGACGAAGGGTATTTCCAAATCAGGTATACCCAAGTACCAAACAACGGCTCAATGATGATGGTTGCGCAGACGATGGTTACGCCGAAAGGGCGCAATTGGATTATTGGCAAGATCAGGGAGCGGCAGGACCGACTAAGCGCGTGGGATAGGAGGAACGATGCCGTTTCCAGCGAATGCCAGCGAAATGCATAAGCAGGGGTACAAGTTTCTGGATCAGGGGGTATGTGACGGCTGTCTCCGGGTTATTGAATGGTGGCGCACGCCGAATGGTCCCCAGATCCCCATGGACCCAATGCCCACGCCAGAGTCACCGGCAATTGCGCACTGGGGCACTTGCTCGATGGTGAAGCAGTCCCGAAGGACAGGGAATAGGAGTTAGGGGTTAGGGATTAGTAAACAGAAAACAATCGAGGGGGAAGAGATGATTGGAGCGCAGATCAAGACGATGCTGGAAGCGGAGATGAAGGCCAGCGACGATTTTGCCACTAGGAATTTTGGGTTGTCAACCGGTGACGATTTCCGCGAAATAGTGGAGGAGACCTTGCAAAGCACGAAGGTCTCTGTCCTATTGATGATGAATCCTTTAATGGCCGCGCTGATGGGACCCAAACTCGGCAAATGGCTGGCTGAAAACTCTGCGGACGAAAACAAAGAACGCTACGCGACGAAGGCCATTCTGGCTAACTTTGAAGCGTTCAAACTGCCGATGCAGTTTTTGTACTGGGGTATCCAGATCGGTCAGAAGCTGGCGCGGGAAGAAACCGAAGCGTTGAAAAGCTTGGAGCCGGGAGCTGCGAAGAGCTGATCACTGACCACTGTTAGCTGTTCACTGTTTTTTCGGGGGGAGAGAGCGATGCATTGCAATGAGAACCAAAACGACTTGGGGCGTGAAGCTGGCAGACGGTCGTGAAATCTGCGATCTGCTGACCAAGGCCGGACGAGATGAATACGCCCGACGGCTGCGAACAATGTGGCTACGGCAAAAGAAGCGCTGTTGCCTGGAAGGGTACATTGCCGGTTGCCCTGGATCTCTGAAGATTGCCGAGGCAACCTTTGAACACCAGGACGGTCGCGGCATGAATGGTGGCCATCGAGACGACCGCATCGAAAAACTCGACAAGAAAACGGGCAAAATGAAGCCGTACAACGGTGTGGCGCACTGGCAATGCAATCGGGAGAAGGGCTCGGCAAGAATCGACTACACGCATTTTTACGATGCCTGAGAAGGAGTGGCGCGATGAAGCGAAGCAGTTACAGCTGCGACATCTGCGGAGTTGAGCGCAAGGAGGCCAACCATTGGTTTATGGCGACCAAGGACGCGGCCTGTCTTTCCATTGAATCGTGGAATGCGGCGGAGATTGAAAACCGGCTCGACAACGAGGATGCACTTCATCTTTGCGGACAGGTATGCGCGCACAAATTGCTGGACAGATTTTTAGCGGAAGCCACAAAGACAGTGAACAGTGGTCAGCAGACAGTGGACAGTGAAACAGAAGCTAGAAGCACAACAAGCACCAAAGGAGAAGACGATGGCAAAGAGCAGTCTGTTTGAATATGCGGTGTTGTACCACCCCAAGGCGAAGAAAGACTTGGCGGGCAACGAGGAAACAACCAAGTCGGTGATCCTGACCGACGTAACGCGAGTGCTGGCGTCGGGTCCGGATGAGGTATCGATTCTGGCTTCGCGCAGCATCCCCGAAGAGTACCTGGACAAGCTGCAGCAGGTGGATATTGTCGTCCGCCCTTTTTAGTGCCCCAGCGGCAAAAACCTTTCGCTGGGGTATCTTGCTTCGCGTCCGCCGCTGAAACCCTCAAGCGCGAAGCCGGAGTAGAAAGGGATGCAATCTCGCGACTGACTAGAGGTCTTCAAGAACCTTTTCGGCCAAAGCCGCAAATTGCTGCTTGGACTTATACACCGGTTCAGGACAACGCGGGGGAGGCAAGCAACTTCAACTACACGGTGTCGACGGCGGCGCCGTCGATTGCTTACAACGCCGCGCAAATTGGTAGTTAAGTACCGAGCGCGGGCGGGAACGCCCGCGCACCTTACGAGGAGGAGCGTATGCTTGGTTTTTTTGAAACGTTGTGGAAGGATGAGCAAGAACGTGCCCGCGCCTTGCTGAATACGGGCGTGGGTTCGGCGGCGAGAGAGGTGCAGGCTATGGTAGCAGCGCAAAACGAGCGTGAGGACAGAATTTTGGAGATGCGAGCGAGAATGCAGTTCTCGGCTGTTATGGCCGGCAATCCGCCGCTGGCACTTAACAACCTCAACAGCCGGAGCGAACCAGCCGGTATGACCACCTATGGAGGCATCGTTAGGAATGACTATCCTATGGATGCTGTCGCGGCCCAGCAACAATCTGTTGACGCCGCTATGTTCGATCCTTGGGGGGCTTACTTGCCTAGTTTTGGCAACTATGGTCCACCAGAGGTGAGTGAAGCTTTCTGGGCGGCTTCACGTCGGCTTCAGCTTGGGCCGCAGCCCGGCGTCGAGGTGGTGGAGGAGCCGAGCCATGCCATGCTGCAACGGACGCCGGTTGATGTCGAGAACCTAGACTTGAACGATCCACGGCAGAAGCTGGCTACCGACGCTGAGGCGCTGTTGGGTTACACACCTCTGCGGGAGGAGCTGCGAACGCCGGGAACGCTGAAACGGGTGTTGGCCAAACTGGAAATGGAGATTCTGGACTTGGAGAGCGTGACCGCCTACAAGAAGCAGATGGCCGCGCACTACGAAACCGCCGGCAAGATGGCTCAGCCAACCTGGCGGCTGACCGAGCTGAAGGAGTACAAGAAGCCGGTGCCGGAGTTTGTGCTGCAAAAGGCTGTGGAGATCAAGAAACTGTTGCCGGAAGCCGAATTTTACGTGGAGCAACTGGCGGTAGACCCCTTCCTGATCGTCTCGCTTGCGCCGCTGGTGGATTTTGCTTCGACCAATTGGACGCTGGATCGCGATATGGACCCGGAAATGTCGGCTTACGTGGAGGTCTGGTCAGAACCGAAGTTTGAAGCGACGATGTAAAAACAGGAGTTAGGGGTTAGGGGACAGCGAACAGCTTTTCAATCTGTCCGCTGTCCACTGCCGATATTGCGAATTTTGGCCAATCAAAGTAATGTAGGGGCATGAACGCAATTATTTATTGGACAAAGCACATTTTGTGCTCTACAGTGTGTTGTGACCCTTTTTGAACCGATAAAAAAGGCTAAAAGGGCAAGGGATCAGGTTTTTGGCAGGAGAATCAAATGGAGGGAGCAAATGCGTAATACGACGATGCAGGATGCTTTGACGGATATCCTTACGCGGGGGGTGAACACGCAGCTTGAACATCAAACCGATGAGGCAGTGCTTTCCGCAGTAAAAGCCACACGACGAAAACTCACCAAGAAAACTAAAGAGCAAGGATTCGCGGCGAGTTTTCCCAGCCAGAACAAACCCAAATCACCGGCTTTTGCCCCTCGTTACATTGACCCAAGAAGAAAGAATCCATTCGCGGTTCACGTCCATCCTGCGGCTTTTGTGCCTGAGCCGAGGGTCGAGGCAGAACCGGAATTAGAAATTAAGGAGTCTGAACAGCAAGTCCCGGTTGTAGAAACAAAGCAACCTGAGACAGAGGCTTCCCCGAAGATCGTGAACGTTCCCATCGAATTGAAGAGCCCCGTCGAAGTCGTGCCTACCACGCCTGCTCCGATTCCTGAAAAACAGCCTGAAAATCCTAGACTCGTTCTGGAGCCTTTTCCGGAAGCAAGGGAACCTCATCTTTTTGAAGAAAAGTCTCAGCCAGAAACACCCGCGCTACCAGAGACTCCGGTGATTGACTCCGAATACGAAAACGTTGAAACTGAACCTGCTATTGTTTTGCCTTCCAACCTGGAATGGCTTAAAAAACCAACACCTTTCTCAACCAACCTTACCGCGATCGTGGATGAATTAAGAGACGCCCGGCAGCGCGTGATCTTTACCCTGGAACAATATCAAGCCCGGCAAAAGGAACTTCAAAAACAGTTGGATGCCGCGGAGTATGGAATTGAGGAGCAAAAGGAAAACCTTCGAGTCTTGGATGACAACATCTCAGCTTGTGCGCTGGTGGCGGAACAAAGCGCTAATCTGAAACCGGGATTGCTGGTGGCGAACCCGATCCATCATCATCGGCATACCGAAAGCAAAATGGGAACCCCTTTTGCTTCTGTTCGCACACGAAGAAGAGATCCGGCCTCCTGCCATCCTGATGATCTAATTCAATTCTTCAAGGCCAATTCCGGCGTGAATTGGAGCGTGGCCGAAGTCTACAAAGGGCTGCCTGCGTCAAAAAAAGAACACACCGAAAAGCAGCAAATCTATGCGATCTTGTCTGCGCTTGCCAAGTCGGGCAGACTACAGCGCGTGGGGAATGGCATCTATCGGATGGACAAAACAGTGGACAGTGAATAGTGAGCAGAAAGCAGCATAAGCGCAGGTTCTGGACTCCAGATGAAGATGCCGTTCTTCGCTGGTTGTACCCGAACATGAAGACCGAGCATTTGGCGCCTTACTTTGACCGGAGCGTGCGGAGCCTGTACCAACGGGCTATGCTCTTGGGGGTGAAGAAGAGCGCGGAATGGCGGGCAAGCAAAGAAGCGTCTCTTCTGAGGCGTCAACCGGAGATTGGGGAGCCGGGCCGCTTCAAGCCTGGGCATATTCCCTTCAACAAGGGGCTGCGCCGACCGGGATACTCGCCGGGAAGAATGGCGAGCACGCAGTTCAAAAAAGGCGAGATGGCTGGAGCTGCCCTGAAAAAATGGGTGCCCTTGGGGACGAAGCGGTTCAGCAAAGAAGGCTACCTCGAAGTGAAGTTTCGCGAGCGGAATGGTCTTTATGGGAACTGGAAGGGCGTGCACACGATGATGTGGGAGCGTAAGCACGGGCCGGTGCCGAAGGGCTTTGCTTTGGCCTTCAAGGACGGAGACAAGACGCATATCCGGCTCAGCAATCTGGAATTGATCTCGCGCGCGGAGCTGATGAGGCGCAACAGCATTCATAACCTGCCCAAGGAGTTGCAAGCGGTGATCCAACTGGCGGGGGCACTGAAAAGGAAAGTGAGAGAGACGAGTGAAGCACACCTTGACCGAGCTGTATGACCATCTGTTCGATTCTCTGGATGCGCTCAAAAACAGCAGCACAACGGCGTTGGAGATGAACATTAAAAAGGCGGCGGCGGTGCGGCAGATGGCTCAGGCGGTGATCAATACCGCCAAGCTGGAAGTCGCGGTGCAGAAGACGAGGAAAGAATCGTCGATGGACGGGTTGTTCCCCGATCTCAAGCAGTTAGGCGGGAAGCTGGGCGCCGGCGAGAAAGAAGACTCCGATGGAAGAGCAAAATGAAAAGGAACAGCACTGGATCGGCGAGTACGTTCTGGACGAGCAAGGCAATCCCCGGCCGGAACATGATCTGCTAAACTGGGCGCGATGGTATCAGACGGCGCAGCGACAGATAGTATTGACTCGATTCAGATGGGGAAGAGTTTCGACTATCTTT